TGGCAGAGGAGCATAATTTAGATCCTTCTGCAGCTGGAAAACTGTTAACAAAACCTTGAATTGAAAAAATTGAAAATGAAGCAAAAAATCTTCATTTAATCAAAACAAAAATAAAAACCAAGAAACTCCCAATTGACTAACCATCTAGTTGGGCTATAATTAAAATAGAAAGGCCGAGGTAGGTCCTCGGGAAAACACTATGTCAAACTTTGCAGATTTTAAGAAAAAGAGTAAGAATTCAGTCGCATCTCTAACCGAGCGTATGGATAAGCTCACCTCCAAGGAGAGTTACAAGGACGAACGTCTTTGGAAGCCCGGTATTGATAAGTCAGGTAACGGATACGCTGTAATCCGTTTCCTACCCGAAATTCAGGGTGAAGATACCCCATTCGTTTCTGTGTATAGCCATGCCTTCAAGGGCAAGGGTGGTTGGCTGTTTGAAAATTGCCCAACCACAATCGGGGAAAAATGCCCAATTTGTCAAGGCAACACCGAACTCTGGAACAGTGGTATTGAAGATGACAAGAATATTGCACGAAACCGTAAGCGTAAGTTGGCTTACATATCCAATATTCTTGTAATTGAAGATCCTGCTAATCCAGAGAACAAGGGAAAGGTATTCCTTTATCAGTATGGCACAAAGATCTTCCAGAAGATCCAGAGCCTTGCTCATCCCGAGTATCAGGATGAGGTTGCCGTTGATCCATTTAATTTCTGGACGGGTGCAGACTTTAAGATCAAGATTCGTAATGTTGGTGGATATGTTAACTATGATCGGTCGGAATTTGCATCTCCAGCCCCACTTCTCGGTGGAGATGACAAGAAGCTAGAGGAACTTTGGAAGAAGCAGTATCCTCTCAAGCCCTTTGTTGATAAGAGCCAGTTTAAGAGTTTCGCAGAACTTACTGAACGATACAAGAAGGCTGTTGGTGATGATGTTCGTGCTCAGTTTACCGAAACCAAGAGCATTGAGGATGACGTGTCAGACACGGTAGTGTCTGAAGACATTGAGGAAAAAGATCCTCTAAAGTACTTCTCCGAAATGGAGAATGATTGAGAAAAGCCCCCGCAAGGGGGCTTTTTTTATCCCCAAGAAGGTCTGCCAACAGATCTTCCCAACCTATCAAAAAACATTATGTTTTTTTGCATAATTGTCACTCTTGCCTCTGTATGAGCAGTATCGTTTTTTATTAAATCTTGTTTTTGTCCTATTTGTGCATTTAATTCATATAATGCAGAATGAATAGTATTCATTTCTTTATATAAATTTTCTTGACTTGAAGAAGCATTTGTCATTAATGCTTGGGCTTGTTCAGCTTGTGAGACCATAGGAGCAGTCTGCAGTACATATGAATCCATTTTACCAGACATTGGAGACATCACTTCTCTATTTGGAATAGATGTAGTTTTAGGATCAATAGTTATTTTTTCTGGTTCTGGTGGTTTTAATTCAGCCATTTCAACTTTATATGGAGAATCATCCACTTTAGTAGTTGGAGTTATATACTGGTCAAATTTTGACTGCTCAGCCTGAAAATCTATATTGAATGTGTTGTCTTCTTTCATAATTACATCATTGTAAATGGATTACTGTTTTGAGATTGTTTTTGTGTTTCTATATGATCTAAAAGTAAATTAATGTAGATTTCTCTTTCCCATACCATCATATTTTCTATATCGGTTATGTTCCAAGAAAAAGAATTTACCAATTTAAAATTAGATTTATAGTAATCGGTAAGATCAAAGTATCTTACCGAAAGATAAAAAAATCCAATAACCCACTTACCTCCTTTTCTGAACCGTCAGTTAATGTTATTGAAGTAGTAAGTTTAGGCTGGTCTTGAATAAATTTATCTAATTCCGACAATATGGAAATTGGTAAGTTATTCATTATTTCTTTTATTTCATCTGGAATATATTTTTTAAAATCATATATTTCATTTTTTACAATAATTTTTTTAATACATGATTGTTGAAAGTCATTTTTTTCAAAAGAATTTAAATTCATTAAATCTTTTAATGAAGGAGCTTCTAGTTCAACAACAATGTTATTGTTTATGTTTAATATTTTATTTTGTTGATTATTTACACATTTAATATCATTTATGTTTAATTTGTATTTGTTGTTTTCATAAATGATAGAAATGATTTCATCGATGCTTTTGGATCTGATTTGCAAAAACAGATACTCAGCATCTGCCATAAGAAGTTGTTTTGGTTCAACACCTTCACAGTTATTTTTTAGTATTTCATACAAAGCATTTAATGCTAATTTTTTATTATTTTCTTGTAAAATAATTGCTAAATTTTTTGCGTCTTTTACTTTAAATGGAGAAAAAGATACTTTTATTTTACTTACTGGCAAAACAGTTTCATATTTTGGAAAATATGTTTTTAGTTCTTCAATCAAATTCATATATTAACCTTTTTCATGTCTAAAATCTCTATAATTAAAAATTACACTATAACGCATATAAGGATCTGGTGCAATGCTATTTGGTTTTATTGGAAGTGTTTCAATTGGCATAACTTCAAAAAAAGTAATTTTAGATGCAACGTTCCCATTTAAATCCAATAAACTTAATATTACTTGACAATTTTTAACAACAGTATCGTAATAATTTAATTTAAATGGAGTATTGTAATTTCCTACAGAATAACCTCCACTGTAAATTAAATTAAACCAATCGTTCATAAACAAAAGAATTCTATTGTCTCCAGTTACCGGAAAAGTAACACCAAATCCTTGTTCAAATCTTTGTCTTCTTGGAACTAATCTTCCAATACCATAACCGTTTAAGTTATCAGATACAGTATCAATAGCTCTTTTATTTAATTGAAATTCATCTACAACATATTCGGTATCTTTAAATGAAGAATTGGGAGCGTTTACAAAAGACATAGAATATCTATTTGGTCTTTGAACTCCTTTATGTTGCGAAAAATAATCTTTTAAACTGTTTATTGTATTATTAAGCATTAGCGAATAACTCTTTTTCTGTTAAAATTTTAAATACCATATTGTATTTTTCGCAATATGCTTGGGCAGCTTTCCATTTAGCACTGTTCACAGCCCATGTAATGCGTTCTTTTTTTGATGCATTTTCTTTTAAAAGTGTTTGTTTTTTTGGTTTTACTTCAATCATCCACGTTTCTGTTTTACCATTTATTTTAATTTGAACGGTAAAATCTGGTATGTAATTTCTTAATTTATTATCAATCGGATTGTGGTAAGGAACAACCATTTCCTCAAATGACCATTTTAATACGTTCTCGTTTAAATCACAAAATTTACAAACACTTCGTTCCCACAAAGAACGACAGTTTATGGAATCAAAATCTCCCACATATTTAACTTTGTTAACTGGATTATATTTAGTTTTATAGGCCATTAAAAATATTTATGAAAATGATAAATAATATTATATGGCATACTATTCATATCCAAAAGGTTCATATGCACAAGAACAACCTCTGTGGGTAAATTTTCATGTTGCGACTTATTCATTAAAAAACATAGAAAGAACTCGTTCGTCTATACCAAATAGAGGGTTTGGGCATATTAAGTTACCTTTGCCAAAAGAACCTGGATTTCATGCAATACATGAATTTGGACAAAGTGATAGTCCAGTTGGTCCAGTAATGAGTATGGCTGGCGTAGCAAATTCTGGTGGATTTGGTAATTTTGATAAACTATTTGATAGAACCTTACAGCCTGCTCAATTTTATTCAGAAAAACAATTTGCAACATCTACTTATAGAAGATTTTCAAATATTACTGAAATGTCTATGATAAGTGAAGCAAGAAAAACATATAAATTTGATTATATCTTTGTTCCACATAATTCTACAGAAAGTAAAGAAGTAGAAGATATTGTAGCTTCTTTTAGAAAATGGTCTTATCCAACTATAGCAAATTTTCCAGAAAGAACATATCCACAAAATTTATGGACAATTGATGTTACTGCTGGAAACCAATCATCAAGTTTTTATGATTTGTCAGAAATATGGTTGGGTGAACCATTACCATGTGTTTTAGAACAAGTTATGGTAAAGAAAAATGATAATGTAGATTCTGTAGTAAGATTTTTACCAAACGGAGCTTCTTCTTATACTTTAATGTCTCTTATCTTTACAGAATTTGAAACTGGCACATATGTGCCAGCTCTCAATATGTTAAGATCAAAATCGGAAGTATCATACCTTACTTTTGGATCAAATGGTCAGTAATTTATTATGAAATTTTTTACAAATTTACCCAAAAAATCTTATTCTACAGAAATTGGTAATATTAATCTCTGTAGTTTTTACAGTTTTTATAACAAAACTATAAAAAATCAAAGACAAGTCAGTATTAATATTGATAACAAAACAACTTTAATTGAAGCATCATTATCTACATTCAATGATCCAGATTCTTTATGGGCATTTTTGCATTCAAGCAATTCTATTAATCCATTTAAACTTACAGATTCAAATGCTACCAATTTTATTACTGATAATGAAATAAAAACATCTTTTAATTCATATAGCACTTCATCAGGATATTATGTAAGTGGAGCTACGTTTAATCCACCTGCTGGAAGCATATTAACACCATATGTTGGAGCAACTTCTGGCAAACCATGGGAATATAGTTATGTTGGTAATTTTGATTTAAATGGTGGTCTTTCACTTGTTGAAAAATCAAAATCATTTGGTCAAACTGTTACAGTAAAGCCAAGCGTAGATAGTGGAGAAAATTTTATATATCCATCTACCTCACCAATACCAGATTTAACTTTTATTTATAAAGGCGATACTTATTTTGCTATAAACAATAATACTACTGCAAATAATAGTATAAAATATACTAATTCTGTATATGAACAAGTATCTTCTGATAAAACAATAAAGGTAAACACTCCAGCAGAAGCAACAGGAATGGAAGAAGACGGTAGTTTTTTTGCAGAACCAACTAATTCAACAGTTACTGTTCAAGAATATATTCAAAATCAAACAAAACAAATTAATGTCATAACTCCGATTGATTTGGTATCATCTTTATCTTCTTTGATTACTCCTAAATATTCCGGTTTATGAATAAAAAATCAAATCCATTTAATTCACCCTTGGTTGGTATTCTATTGCAAGATAGCACTGGAGATGTATCTTTAGATATTTTTACAAGAAATACAGAATGTGAATATCATAGATTAGAATTAACAGAAAGTTTATTTGATACATTTCCATCTGGTGTTTTAATTGTAAGAGATAAAGCAGATTTTATTTCTAGATTAAGTCTATATGGTGTATCATACATAACATTTCAATATGAAAATGGAAATTTTGATCGTTTTAGAATACATGCCACCTCACACGTGAACAACGCTGCTTCAGCCACAGAAGAAACATATGTAGCAGTTCATTTTAGTAATTATTTGTATTTTTTCTGTCAAGAAAATAGTTTATCAAAACTATTAAATACAACCAAACCAAAAGTTTTAAGAATAGATCAATTTTTTACAACTGTTGCAAGTGCTATTGGATCTGAATATACACAAGGAATGAATATAAATGATCCAACGGACAATTATGTTTGTTATCGTCCATTAAATCCAAAACTTGATGGCACAGAAGTTGGTTCAGATAATATAGGAGAATATTTAAATTATCTTGCAGGCTATGCAGTTCCTTTGGAAATTGGAAATTATTCTGCATTTAAAAATAAACCAAGATTTGTTTTTTGGACTGATTGGGGAAGTTATCTTAACTTAAAGTGTATATCTTCGGTAGTTGATGATTTGCCAGGTCTTGATGCATTAAATGTTTATAACTTAAGATATGCAATTTATTCTGGAGATATACCCCAACAAACCATGAATGGTAAATTGTATAAAAAATTATACAATTATAGCACCAATCAGGGTCTTCAATACATTACAAAACAATATTATTATGTAAGAAAAACACCTAAAATATTAGATGGTATGACTGGTGGAAACACATATGCAAATTTAGCATATCAATTTTTGGATGAAGGTTTAAAATATAATATTCAACTTGTTGGAAATACTTCTGGAACAAATGCTTTTGAAAAAGGTGCAGAAGAATTACAATATTCTGGTATGTGGGGATATATTGATGATGGAAGAACAACTGGAAAAAGTTCTCCTTCAACTTACATATCGGGACAATATGGTATGGAAGGCCAATATAAAAACTTTAATTTGGCTGGTTTGACGGCCTCATTTCCATTTATTGATAATGGTGAAATGTGGAAAAATGTCTTTGACTTAACTCCACTTGATCCTTATTATCCTACAAACACATTATCCGTTCCAATTCCAGATACCAGTAATTTACAAAAAGTTCTTGATATCAAGTATAATTCTGCTGTAAAATTAACAACAGACGGATTGAGTGGATCTAATCAATTAGAATTAATTCGTAAAGTTGAACTTCAAAACTTTGTAATGTACTCATTGTGTTGCATGGGACAAGAGCAAGACGATTCATTCTTTGCTATATTGACTTCATACACGCTCAATTCACAAATAGATACAAATGGAACTGGCAGAAAATACGTTTATGGATGGAATAAAATTAATTTTGCACCTACAACTCAAGGTGGCAGTAATCAAATATATACTAACCGTGATGTAATGGATATCTCCCATTGGGTATTAGATCCAAATATTAAATCAGTTCCTGGTGAGGTTGATACTTATGCTATTAATATAAATGAATCGGGTAATGTTGGCACTACAACATATAGCCCTGGTTGGGTTGCACCTCCAAATGGATTTAAATACAGACCTGTAGGTCTTGCTTCAGGATCACTTCCTCTATCAACTGGTGGCCCAGTATATCATTTTGTAAAAATGTATAGAAAATCGTGGCAAAATATTTTTGCAACTGCTGGGGTTCAGTTGAGTGACTGGCACCCATCATATGATAATAAATTTTTGTATTATTTTACTGCAGAAAACGTAATAGATGGGACGTGTGTATAATATGGGTGATCCAAAATTTACAAATCAAATAAAAGTATTTCCATATACAATTGCAAAAAGTGCACTGACACCTATAAATTCTAGGCAGTCTTATGAATGTGCAAATTCTGAAATAACAAGAGGATTGGCACAATCGCCAGGTACACTACAAGATTGTTTTAATTCATTTCCGGCTGTACAAGCAATAGCAACACAATTAGGTGTAAACAATACAACTGTATGGAGAGGGCCTACTGCAGATGTTCCTCCAATAGGAACTTTAGTCATTAGAGATCTTCTTACCGGTATAACCGGAGGAGAATGTGATGAAATTAAAAGCAACCTGGGACAAGATTGGTTGGGATGTCTTTGGGGAACACCTGAAGCTTCATTTAGTTGTGTGTGCCCAGAAGTTGGAACAAAATTCGAAGCCTATTTAAAACACCGTTTAAATGTTGCTACTTTCTGGAAAACACCAGTAAAAGTTCCAGTAGACAGAAGAGAATTTTTAGATGGATTAAAATACCTATCTAAAGTAGATATAACTGTAGCTGGAGATTTTAATCTTCGTCCAGGTTATATAATAGAACTATTAGTGGATCACCCAACTAGATCTCCGATTAATACGGGAGCATCTATATTTTCTGGATTATATCTTATAGTTTCTGTTAAACATGTTCTGAATAGTGGTGGAACCCACGAAACAGCTTTAACTGTAACACAAATTCCAGATAAATAATTTTGATGCAAAGTAAAGATTTTTCAATATTGTTTGAAAAAATACCAACAGCCAGTAGCACTACCGACATTGCTATGGTAAGTGGTTATAATAGTATAGTACAAAAAATTACACATTTGTTTAATACAAACAAAGGGGAATTGTCATCGGATCAAAATTTTGGTTCAAATTACTATGTATATTTGTTTGATCCAGTAAGCAATAAAAGTACTTTAGAAAAAAATATGGCATATTACATTGAAGCATCAATTCAAGGTGTTACAAATGTATTGGTACAACTTTCTTACTATAGTCAATCATTGCTACAATTTAAAATTACATTTTCTTATTTTGATGGTTTAAATGTACAAAACAATATCTATTGTTCTGTAGAGGTTAACTTATAATGGCATATAATACAAAAAATTTAAATGTTTCTTCTTTAGACTATAGTGATATAGTAAATTCATTAACTACTTTTTTAGAAGTTCAACCAGATTTAGTTGGTATTGATTTTAGAAATAGTGCAAGCGCAGCTAATATGTTAATAAACATTTTAGCAACAGCAACAGCATATAATGGTGCATATAGTTATTTTGGTTTTAATGAATCTTTTAAAATTTCTGCACAAAATTTAGAATCTTTTTCTGGGTTGGCTTCTAATGAATCAATATTATTGCCTTTTACTCAATCTGCATCTACGGATGCTACAATTCTATCAACAGTTTCAATACCAGCATATACAGCTTTTTCTGGAAAAAGTTTAGATGGAACAAATGTTTTATTTTTTAATATAGAAACTATTCCAGCTGGAACTGATGTTTATACTTTATATTGTGGGTCTCAAATTGTAAGTTATACAGACTACAGTTATGATGGGCAGTATATTCTTTTACCATTAAGCGTCGATCCAAGAACTGTAAGATTTGTTGTAACTAATTTGCCAACAAACACACAAACAGTCTATACTCGTGTTGATAGAGGATCTGAAGCTACAACCTCTGGTAATTATTTTACAGTAATAAATGGGCCAAATGGATATATTGTAACCAATAATTTTATAAATTCATCTTCTATAGATTTGTCAAAACGAGTTGAAGTTATTGCTGTAACTACAAATGGAAGTCTTGGAAACAATGCATCAATAACTCCACTTTCAACTACAACTTTTATCTCTTTACCAACGCCTTCTGGTGGTTATGATACATTAAATGTTGAGCGTGCAAGATCAACAGTTTTGTTTAATGGTAATGGAAGACGCAGATGGGTAACTTTAAATGATCTAAAATATGCCATCATGTCTTCTGGGGTTTCTGGAACAAGTGATCTAGATATTATTACAGTATCAAACGGAAGTGCTCCATATTCAGTAAACGTATATGTTGATGCTGGATTATCTGCTTCAGATCAAACATCGTTATTAGACTTTTTATCAGCTTCTGGGCCTGCAGGAATAACAATTAATTACACTTTATGATATTATTATTCAACCATATTCCAGTTACCATAGAAGGTAAAATTGAAAAATTAATTCAAAAAGCAAAACAGCTTTATGGATCAGAGTTTTACAATATTCAAGGCGAATATTGGTTTGGTGATTCACTCACAGTAAATTCTTTATTTCCTGAGTGGATTCTTAAAGCTTATAATAATGATACAGAAAACGTATTAGTTGTTCCAATTATTAAAAATTATCTTAGATGGTTGTTTAGCTTAAAGTATGGTTATGGCGCCCAATTAGATTGGGAAAATATACGTTCTCCAATTACTATTGATTCTAAGCTATTGGAAGGTTATGCCGAAAGTTATTTTCCTGGTGCCGATTTTGCATCAGATGATCTTTCTGATATATTGCCAAATATAAGAAGATTTTCTTTACAAGTTCAAGGTTCTTATTTTGATATTAAAGGAACCAACAAAGCAATAAAATATGTTCTTACATGCCTTTTAGATATGCCTTATTCTACTACAGAAGTTTATACTGCCTCTCCGGGTGTAATACAAATTAAAGCAAATGTTTTGGATAAACATAAAAGTTTCTTGGCTGAACATGTCATTCCAGCCGGAATGACTGTAATATATGAAAGTGTGTAATTATGTTCAAAAAAATGATGATGCTGGCGATGGCCATAGCATCTAGAGGTTTGAGCAATACTAAAATTGATTTACCTACTAAAAAATTAAGGACTCTTTCTTGTTTTGGTCATGGGGATATACCATCATGCCCCAAACTCAATAAAAGTAAAAAGTCTGAATATTTTTATTGTGGTGGGTGCGGCTGTGGGGATAACAGTAATACGTGGCTACTAAAAGCAGATGGAGAATATTCTAAATTAGATTATCCTTCTTTAAACTGCCCAATGCAAATGCCTGGGTTTACTAACTATGATCCTAATAGTCAAACAGATAAAAGCAGAAGAGATCAAATTGAAAATTTTGATCCAGAGAAGCTTAGTTTGATACAAGTTACAGTAGGTCAGAGCGAAGAAAAAGAAAAATTATTAGAAGAAGTAAATAAAATTTTACGTAATTCATAAATATTTGTATAATGGCAACACCAACCACAAAACAAGAATTTATTGATTACTGCCTTCGAACTTTGGGTGCTCCTGTTCTGCAAATTAACTTAGATCCCCAACAGGTAGAAGATAGGCTAGAAGAAGCATTGGAATATATGCATGAGAGGCATTTTGACTTCAATCAACGTGCTTTATTTGCATATAAACTAACACCACTTGATATTGCCAATCGGTATATTAATACTACAGCATTGGGAGATGCTATTGGGGCACAACAAAGAACACTTGCTGATGGAAGCACAGAAATGTGGCCAAAAGCAACCGACATACGCACCATAAGCAAAGTATTTGCTCCAAATGCTTCTGTTGGTGACTATATGTTTGATTTAAGATACCAACTCACTCTATTTGACTTCTTTGGTTTATATTACAACCAATCTGGTACTCCCATGGGCCCGATTGCTTCTTACATGGAATCCATGAGTTATGTAAAATTGGTTAATGATGTATTTAATTATCCAATGTCATTTACATATACAAGAACAACTGACAGACTATTTTTAGATACTGATTTTACAAAATTGCAAGCAAATGGTTATATGATGATTGAGGCTTACGTTGAAGTAGATACTGATCTTTATGAAAAAGTTTGGAAAGATAGAATCTTTCAAAGATACTTCACAGCCATGTTGAAGAAACAATGGGGTCAAAATTTAATCAAGTTTGCTGGTGTTCCCCTTCCCGGCGGTGCTCAGTTGAACGCCGCTGCAATTCTAAATGAAGCTATATCAGATCTAAAGGAACTGGAATTGATGTTGACCAAGACACAAGAACTACCAGTCGAACCACAGATAGGCTAAAATGGCAATCAACCCATACTTTTATAATAATACAAATGAACAAAATCTTGTTGAAGATATCACTGTTGAAATTATAAAAGCAACTGGTCAAGATTGTCTTTATGTTCCTAGAGAATACTTAACTATTGATAGAGTTTTTGGTGAAGATCCTGGTTCATCCTTTACCACAACATATACAATAGAAATGTACCTTCAGTCTTTTAAAGGATTTGACGGAACCGATATTATAACTCAATTTGGTATTGAAATTAAAGATAAAGTTTCACTTGTAATGGCTCGTCGTCGTTTTAGAGAAGAAGTTACAAATAAGAATACTGCAATAACGAGACCAAGAGAAGGTGATTTGATATATTTTCCAACCTCAAAGTCTTTGTTTGAAATAAACTTTGTTGAACATGAAAATCCATTTTATCCTCTAGGTAAATTGTATTCTTATCTCATAACTGCTGAGCTCTTCACTTACAGCTATGAGAAAATTAATACAGATATTGCTGCGCTGGATTCTGTATCTTCTGGAACAAAGGATACCTCTGGAAGTACAATTATACCTCTTAACAATATTATTGGTACAACTGCAGGTATCAATGATGTAATTGATGATGAGGCAACACTCTTTAATGTAGATAAAAACGAACCTTGCTAATAGGATAACAAATGTTTACTTATTTCTATAATCAAAATTTAAGAAAAATTGTAATAGGATTTGGTTCTCTTTTTAGCAATATTGATGTGCAGCATACAAATCCAGATGATGAAAATAATCCATTTACAATAAGAGTGCCAATTACATACGCTCCTCAAGAAAAATTTATAAGAAGGTTATTAGAAACATCTTCTATTAATGATGGAACTCGTATTGAAAATCAATTGCCACGACTCAGTTACATGATGACATCAATTGTACCAGATCCTTCTAGAAGAACAAATAAATCTGTACCATTAAAAACAATGTCAAATTATCCAGATAATTGCACTGGTAATGCTGGAATAATAGCACAAGAAATTCCAGTTAATATTTCATTTTCATTGTTTGTTTACACTAGACATTTAAATGATACATTACAGATTACAGAACAAATAATGCCATATTTTAATCCAGATCACATTATTTCATTGAATATGAACAGTGCACAGACAGATGTGCGCATACCAATAACAATGGTAAGCAATAGTATCAGTGAAAGATATGATGGTGATTTTGGAAATCGTAGAATGAACATTTCTAGTTTTAATTTTATTGCTAAATCGTATATATTTGGTAAAGTAAATACATATACCACAATTGCCGATGTAAATCTTCGTGGTATTACATTTGATGATTCTTATTATACTTGATGGTTTTTTATGAATATAAACAAAAATCTTTCTAATTTTTTTAATGTACCAACAAATTTAGAAAAACAAACTCCGGCCAAAGATATGGCTGGCGGTACGTTTAACACAAATAATTTTCAAAAAGATTACGAAACAGTTCAGACAAATTTTAAAGAATTAATAAATTCTGGAAATATGGCTCTGGAAAGTGCTTTAAAGGTTGCTATTGAATCTGATGCGCCAAGAGCATTTGAAGTTGTAGCCATTCTTCTAAAAACTATGGCTGATTTGAACAACAACGTACTTGATGTTCATAAAAAAGCCAAAGATACCACATCACAAAAAATTGAGGTAAAGCAAACAAACAATTCTGTGTTTGTTGGTTCTACCACCGATCTTCAGAATCTGTTAAATAAAGAGAGAAGTACAGAAAAAATTATAGATGCTGAAGTGTTAAATTCAAATGAGTCTAAACAATAAAAATCAAGGGTATAGAAACAACCCAAAGCTAAAGCCTCCTGGTGTTGATATTCCCTATACCAAAGAGCAGCTAGAAGAATATATTAAGTGTGCCAAAGATCCGGTATATTTTTGTAGTAAATATGTAAAAGTAAAAACTCTTGACAAAGGTGTAATGCCTTTTGAGTTATACGATTATCAACAAAAATTTGTAAAAGCAATCCATGACAATCGTTTTACTATTTCAAAATGGCCCCGCCAATCTGGTAAGTCTACCTCGGTAATTGGTTACATCACACATTATGTTACGTTTAATCAATCTGTAAGTTGTGCTATTCTTGCTAATAAACTCAAGACAGCAAAAGATGAATTATTTGCAAAACTGCAGCTAGCATATGAAAATTTACCACATTTTCTACAACAAGGTGTAGTAGAATGGAATAAAACGAGCTTTAAACTGGAAAACGGCTCCAAGGTCGTCTGTGATGCTACCTCGTCCTCTGCCATCCGTGGTGGTTCTTATAACTTACTTCTACTTGACGAATACGCCTTCTTGCCTTCACATATTGCTGAAGATTTCTATTCATCGACATATCCAACCATTTCAGCAGGTTTGACCACCAAACTTATTATTGTTTCAACGCCAAATGGTATGAATCATTTTCATAAACTTTGGGTAGACGCAAATCGTCCAGAAGGACACAAATTAAAGAATAAGTTTGTTCCTATTGATGTTAGCTGGAGAGAAGTGCCAATTACTCCGGGCGGACCACGCCGAGATGATGCATGGGCGGCGGAACAAATTGCCAATACTAGCGAAGAACAATTTCAACAAGAATATGGTTGCAGTTTTCTTGGATCCGCAAATACTCTTATATCTTCCACAAAATTAAATATATTGGCTCCAGAAGAATTTATATCTGAAAATGCTGAAGGGCTTAGAATTTTTGAAGAACCTGTAAAAGATAAAATATATTTTTTACAGGCTGACGTTTCCAGAGGGCAGGGTTCCGATTACTCCGCATTTACTATCATAGAAGGATCAGAAACACCTTATAAAGTTGTTGCCACTTTTAGAAATAACACAATAAGCCCATTTAATTTTCCTCAAATTATAAAAACTGCAGGTGAAAAGTATAACAATGCTTTCGTTCTAATTGAAACAAACGATCTTGGAGGCCAAGTTTCACATGTCCTTTACAATGATCTCGGCTATGAAAATTTATTAATGACAAAAATAATGGGTCGTAAGGGGCAAGTTTTGTCGCAAGGATTTGGTGGAACTGGCCGAAACGAAATGGGACTCAGAACAACTGCCCAAACCAAAAAATTAGGATGTGCAATTTTAAAAAGATTAGTAGAAGAAGACAAAATATTGTTAAATGATGATCGTATTGTTCAAGAACTAATGTCATTTGTATCTAGATCCAATACATATAAAGCCGAAGAAGGTCAACACGATGATTTGGTAATGACTTTAGTATTCTTTTCTTGGTTGACTAGACAAGAATATTATGCAGATTTAATAGAAAGTGCTAAATTTGCTTATACGCAAACAGATACGACAGATGAAGATAATGTTCTTTTTTCTATGAATAATCAGCAAAATGGTGATGATGAAGAATTTTCAGATGGTCAAGTAGTCTGGTACCCTGCTTAAAAAAATTATAAATATTTGGAAGAGATAAGGTAGCAACATGCCAAATACGAATCCAAATTTAGGATCATTTTTAAACTCAAGCCAATTTAATACATTGACCCCTACTGCAAATCCAATTAATGCTGGAATTGTAGCTGGGTCTACATTTGTTCTTCCAGCTTTTAGTAGTGCTGCGCCAGGGGGAGCAGGATCAGCAGAAAAAAATCCGGGTGGTCTATTTGGTTGGTTGATCTATGCAAGAAATTATAAAACAAGTCCAGCAATTGGAACTACAGGTGATAAGTATATTGTTTATACAGATCCAGCAACATTTATTGGTGACTTGAATAAACTTTCTGGTGTTACTAATGCACTTATATCTTATACTGGTAGTGGTGGAACATGGGGACTTTTTCAACAAACAACAGCAACAGATATTACTGTACGCGCACCACAAGGAAATGATTTTTTACATTGCTTGCATTATCTTGCTTATGGTTCAAAACTTATTATTGCAGGATCTACCACAGGGCTAGATCAATATGAAAATATAACAAATACAAATATAGAAATTTTGATTGGTAATACTGCAAATGGTGATTTAGGAAAGTGGTTAGAAACTAAACCAGCAGTAATTGGTGTATTTCCTTCTGCTGGTGATGGCAGTGGAACAACTGCGGCTGAATGGGCAACTTATTTGACACCTGGGAATGTTCCTTTTGTCACTGGCGCAACTGTATCTGATAGAATTTTTAATGTATATGGTATAAATGGTACCACCTATACTACAACCACATTGCAAAATGGAAGTCAGCTAACTTACCAAATTCCTGCTGTTGCAGATGTAGCTGGAGCGTTTAATACATCTAAAAACTTAGGACAACTATTCTTGACTGTTGCGGGTATAGATAGATCTACGATTTTAAACAGAGGAATTATAAATCCTGTTGAGTGGTCATCAACATTAAAAACCACGTTGAGATCAAATAGAGTAAATTTTTATGTAAATAATACTCCCAAGTTTTTGGGAGGAGATTTGGTAGGTGCAACCGGTTCTTCTAGTGCAGTCACTGTAGATGAACGTGTTGGTCCCGCATTCCTCAGAAGAATATTGACACAAAAAATTAATCAAATTGGTACAAAATATTTGTTTGAATTAAATATTCAAACAACACGAAACTCTTTAATTGCAGAAGTTAATAACATTTTGGACCAATATGCATACGCAATGGTAAGATCGGAAGCACAAGTAATTTGCGATTCTTCAAATAATACAGATTATGCTACTGCACTTACTGTAGACCTTATAATCAAACCAATTCTAGGAACCGATTCGTTTGTAATTAATATTACTTTTACAAGTTAATATAAATGCCAAATAATACTATAAATGATTTTAAAGGTGGATTTAATGGAGGAACCAGAGCCAATAGGTTTCAAGTTTATGGTTTTTGGCCAACTGGAGTATTAAGCCCTACTAATACTGAGATGAAAATAAAAATATTTGCATCATCTCTTCCAAGTTCTACTCTTGGAACCATTTCTGTTCCTTATAGGGGTAGATCGTATTATCTTCCGGGAGACAGACAGTATTCAGTCTGGTCGGTTGATATATTCGATGACAGTGGAGATAGAACAATATGGAAAGCATTCAATAAATGGAAAGAATTGATGGATGGCCACGAAACCCATACTGTAAGCAATAATGATTATTCTTATGCAAGCCTTCAAAAAACTTGGACTATCGATCAATTAGATTTGAACGGAACTACCATTCGAACTCTTCAGCTACAAAAATGCTGGCCAAGTGAAATAGGATCGCTTACTCTGGATATGGGATCGACTGAACCATCTATATTTCGTGTAACAATGACTTTTGATTATCTTAAGTTTATAACAGGACTCAATCAATAATGTTAAACGAATTTAAAACAAATTTTCAAGGTGGAGCAAGACTTAATAGATTTTATGTAACTGGAAATATTCCATTTTCTGGTAAAAGCATTACTAGATTCCATGTTAGAGCATCTTTAATCCCTCAACTTCAAACACAAACTTTGTCATACGATTACCGTGGAAGAAAAGCATTCTATCCCGGTGAAAAAGTTTATGCAAACTGGGCCATATCCATATTAGATGATACTGGTAGCGGTAATATGTGGGCAGCATTTCAATCGTGGCAAAATGCTTTAAATGATCATGATCAAAATACTGTAAATACCAATGTATTAAATCATAGACCAGAAAATTTTAAAGCAACTTGGAACATTAATCATTTAAATTTAAATGGTGATGAAACCAATCCTTTAAAGAAAATGACGATGTTTGGATGCTGGCCAAAAGTCATCAATCCTATTAATTTTAATATGAATAGACCAAATACTTTGAACGTATTTGATGTGGTCATGATTTACGACTATATAAACATACAGAACGTGACATAAAGAGGAATACATGGAAATTGATATTTTTGGATTTCAGTTCAATAAAAAGAACACACCTAAAGAAGAAAAAGAATCAAAAGTTCTTCAAGCTTTTGCAGCTCCGGAGATGTTTGATGGTACTGTAACTGTAGAAGCTGGTGGATTCTATGGTACTGCACTTGATTATGGTGCAAATCTACGTGATGAAAACAACGCAATCATTCAATACAGAAACATGTCTGTTTACCCAGAAATTGACAATGCTGTAGATGAAATTGTAAATGCTTCAATTGTATTTGGAACAGACAGAAAACCTGTAAGAATTGATCTTACAAATGTTGAGATTCCAGAACAAATAAAAACAAAAATATATAAAGAATTTGATAGAATTATTCATCTATTGGATTTTAATGGTAAAGCATATGAAATTTTTAGAAGATGGTACATTGATTCTAGGATCTATTATAATATTGTAATTGATAGAGATATGCCTACCGATGGAATAAAAGAAATTATTCCATTAGATCCTCTAAAAATTAAAAAAATCAGAAAAATCAAAAAAGAAATGGAAAAGGTTGAAACCCAAACTGTTTCTGTAATTAAAGATATTGAAGAATATTATCTTTATATTAATAATGATAAAGATAGTTTTATGGTAACTGGTCCGAGTGGGTTACATCTATCCGTAGATAGCGTTGTTTACTGTCCATCTGGAATTGTGGATCTAAACACCAAAAGAGTCTTGGGATACCTCCACAAGGCTATTAGACCTTTAAATATGCTTCGCCAACTAGAAGATTCTCTTCTAGTTTACCGCGTTGCACGCGCACCTGAACGTAGAGTGTTTTATGTCGATGTAGGTCAATTGCCAAAGCAAAAGGCCGAGCAATATATGCGAGATATGATGAGTCGTTTCAGAAACAGGCTCATATACAATCAAGCAACTGGTGAAGTGCGAGACGAAAGAAACCATCTTTCAGTTCTTGAAGATTATTGGTTACCACGCAGAGAAGGTTCACGTGGAACAGAAATTACTACCCTTCCCGGTGGCAATGCCATGTCCCAGATTGAAGACGTAGATTACTTTAAAAAGAAACTTTATGCTTCTCTCAATGTTCCTCTTAGCCGTTTAATGGCCGATCAGACTGGATTTAACATGGGCCGTTCCGTTGAAATCACAAGAGAAGAAGTAAAGTTTTATAAATTTATTGAAAGAATTCGTCATCAGTTTTCTAATTTTTTCTTAGACTTCTTAAGAGTTCAATTGATTCTCAAAGGAGTGATGACTGAGGACGATTGGTATGAACTTAAAAATGACATTAAGTTTGTATTCAATACTGACAATTATTTCTGGGATCTAAAAGAAGCAGAAATTATGGCAGAAAGAATGAAAATGTTGTCTTTTATTGAACCATATGTTGGAAAGTATTTCTCTACAGATTATGTCCGTAATAAAATATTGCGTCAAACTGAAGAAGAAATCAGAAGTATTGATGATCAGATGAAGATTGACAAACAAAAACTTCAAGCTGAACAAATGGCATTGATGGCACAACAACAGGCACAAGGTCAACCAGAAGAGCAGCAACAATGAACAACATCTCGCAAAAACTTTTAAAAAATGGAATACAGGCTCTTCTTGAGCAAAAAGAAACATACTTTAAAAAGAATGTTATCAAGAGCCTTTCTATTAAATTAAATGATGCAATTACAGATGTTTTGACTGAAACAAATAAAAATCTTCTTCACTCCAGTAAAAGTTTAAAAAATTCAAAAGAACTTCAAACTTTTTTGACAATACTGGAAAAGAAAGAAAAAATTATATTAAAAGACAACAGTATTATAAATATTACTGAAAATGAAGCATATGCTTTAAAAGAATTGTTTGAACATTTAAATACCGAAAACAGACAAAAAATGATTGAAACTGTTTTTGACTCTTCAAACAACTACAACCAGCACATAGAATTTTACAATAATGCCAAAGGAATGTTCAGATGAGCAATAAAAACGTCAAAGAATTAGTTAAAAATGTAATCGAAGAAAATGCAGTTGCATTTAAACAAAACTTAAACCGGACTTTATACAGTAAAGTCGGCCAAAAACTTCAAGAAAAGTATATTGAAGTATCAAAAAATATTTTTGAAATGGCTAATGTAGAAGTTGCAGCAGCCGAAGCTTCAGGAAGTGTTGGGGATACAAATGCACAAACAGCACCATCATCTGGAAGTCAGGGTCAATCTGGAAACCAAGGTGAAAATTCTTCTCCATATCAATGGCCAGATTATAAACGTTTCTTAAAGGAAGGCCCATCAGCAATTCCTGATCCAAAATATTTTTTTCCAGAAGGATTTGATCCCCTTAAAGGTCCAGATCCCGAAAAATATCCACCATTATACTCACAAAGTCCTGAATTTAAAAAAGATGTAGAAATATGGAAAAAAATTTATCAAATATACAGAACCGCTGTTCAAAACCATGAAAATTGGAAAAAAGGACAAGCTAAAAAAGAACAAACACGTCAAAGAACTAAAGGAAGATAAAAATAAATTTAAGGTTTATAAATGAAACTAATCACAGAACTAACAGAAGACATCAAGTACATCAAAGAAAATGTAGGTAATGGCGACAAGCATTACTTCATTGAAGGTGTTTTCATGCAATCTGATGTAAAGAACCGTAACGGCAGAATCTATCCAAAGAACACTCTTGCCAAGGAAACCGGTCGATACATCAACGAATACGTAAACAAAGGTCGCGCTCTTGGTGAATTGAACCATCCAACTGGTCCAACTGTTAATCTTGATAGAGTTTCCCACATTGTAAAAGAACTTTACGAAGATGGTAAAAACGTCTACGGCAAGGCCAAAGTTCTTGACACTCCAATGGGCAAGATTGTAAAAAATCTTATCGATGAAGGTGCACAACTTGGTGTATCTACTCGTGGTATGGGTTCTTTGAAGTCCAAGAATGGCTACCAAGAAGTTCAAGAAGACTTCATGTTAGCTGCCATAGACATCGTTGCCGATCCTTCCGCTCCCAATGCTTTCGTAAATGGAATCATGGAAGGAAGAGAATGGATCATGGAAAATGGAATGTGGTCCGAGCATCAAATCCAAAATGCAAGAAGAATTATCAAAAATTCTTCTTCAAGAAACATTGATAAGAATGTAGTCAAGGTATTCAAGGATTTCTTCAGAAATATTTAAAATGATTTTGGATGAAAACACAACAATTTTTTTGATTCAAGTACTGAATGAGGCCGATGAAATGGGTGGTGGTGTTTCATTGACACCCTATGAACAAACTGTTGATGTTGTAGACCCAAAAACCGGTAAAAGTAAAAAAGTAAAAAACAAACAAGACGAAGATAAATTTTACAAGAATCAATTACAAAATATTTTAGATGTAGATCCAGAAAACAAAATTGATCTTGAAAATGAAGATAGTTCAAAACCCAGTTTAGGTTTATTGGCTGGCCTTGGAGTAGCTAAACGCCGACTTGGATATAAAACAGATCCTTATGGATCTGTTTCCATGAAAGGCGACAGTATTGCAAAAGATGTTGCTCAAAGCCTTGCTGGGGGTGGTTTAGCTGCCACAGCACTGCAATTTATGGGTCCACTAGGCCAAGCAGTTTCAGGAAAACTTCCATATCTTGCAGCATTGGGAGTTGATCCTCTTGATTATGCTACAAAAATTATGGGAGTAGATTACGTAAGGGATCAATTAGGAAAACTAGGAGCAAGACAAGCAAAACAGATTACTGCTGGTCAGGGCTATCCTACATTATAAAAATTTTATAAATACTTAAAGTTCAAGGATAATATTGATATGAAGAAAAACAACAAACAATCACTATACGAAACAATCCAACAAATGCCAATGGCTGGCAATATGCCAATCAACGGCCAATCTATGCTACCAGACGGGAAGACTTCAATGATCCCCGCTCCAGTAGAATTTCAACCAAACTCAATTGCTCGTACTTCACTACCAACTCCAGCAGCCGCAGCTGCATCAATGGCTGCTGCCAGTGGTCAAGGTCAATATGCTGCTCCAATGTCTTCTCCTGAACCAGAGGAAGAAGAAGAAGAGGGTGTAGATGAGGAATCTGAAGAAGACGTAGAAGAAGTAGAAGAGGCTTTTAAAGCTCAATTTAAAAATTCTATTATGAATCTTCTTGGTGAATCTAATGTTTCTTCTGAACTTGTAGAACAATTAGAAGCAGTATTTGAAGCTGCTGTCCAAGACAGAGTTGAAAGAAACGTTTCTGTTGTCCTTGAAGAAGTTGACGCAAATGTCAAGAACTACCTCTCAAACGTCACCAGCAATCTAGTTGAGAAGGTTGATGACTATCTTGAGTACGTAGTTGAAGAGTGGATGACCGACAACGCAGTAGCCGTTGAACAAGGCATCAAGACTCAAATTGCAGAAAACTTCATTGGTGGTCTCAAGAACCTCTTTGAAAATCACTACATTGACGTTCCTGCCGAGAAGTACAATGTCCTTGATGAGCTCTATGCCCAAAACAAGGAATTGCAAGCTGCTCTCAACCAAAGCATCAATGAAAACATCAATCTTAAGAAAGAAGTTTCATTGACAGAATGCGCTGGAGTCTTTGTTGCTGAAACCAGAGATCTTGCAGACACTCAAATCGCAAAACTTCAATCTTTGATGGAAAATGTTTCCTTCAACAGTGTTGACGAATACCGTAATAAACTCACATCAATCAAAAATAATTACCTAACAAGTGCTCGTCCAGCTGCACCCAAAAAGGTAATTACCGAAGAACAAACTTTTTCCAAAGTCAACGAAGTCCCAGGAACTTTGGTCGAAGGATACATCAGCGCCTTGGGACGCCTTAACAAGAAAGTTTAAAATTTCTAAATAATTTTAATTACAGGAGATACTACTAAAATGAATTTTCAGGAAAATACACCTTACGACATCTTAACCGAGAAGTGGAATCCGGTTCTAACCCATGATGCCCTTCCCGCAATCAAAGACGAATACCGTAAAAAGGTAACTGCCGTTCTTCTAGAAAACGAAGAGCAAGCAATTCGTTCACAACGTCTAAACGAAGATATGACCTCCAACAACCTGGGCATGCCTTCTAGCTTCACCAACACTGGTACAGTTTCTGGTTATGACCCAGTACTCATCAGCTTGGTTCGTCGTGCAATGCCAAATCTCATGGCCTATGACATCTGCGGCGTTCAGCCAATGACTGCTCCAACCGGCTTGATCTTTGCTATGCGCGCCAACTACGGTGGTTCTGCTCTATATGCAAGCAACACCTACGCTGAAGCCATGTTCCAAGAACCACAACCTTCATGGGGTGGTTCAGGTTGGACTCTTGATGCAATTACTCGTTCAACTCGTGGTCTCTGCGGTTTCTGCGGTGGTACTGATCCTACCAGCATTCGTGCAGCATCTGCAGCAACAAATGCAGCTTACCGTGGTATCCTCACCAACTATGGTGAAGGTATTGGTAGCGCTACTAATGCTAATGCCGGAATGAGTGCATGGAACCAAATGGCATTCACCATCGACCGCGTTGCTGTTCAAGCTCGTACTCGCGCTCTAAGCAGCAACTACACTGTCGAATTGGCTCAAGACCTCAAGGCTGTTCACGGTCTAGACGCTGAAGCCGAACTCGCCAACCTTCTCAGCACTGAAATTCTTGCTGAAATCAACCGCGAAATCGTCCGCACCATCTATTACGTTGCCCGCACAGGATCTAGACAAGCAGATCTTACTGGTGCTGCTACAGGTGGCGTGTACGATCTTGACAGCGATTCTGACGGTCGTTGGTCTGCTGAACGCTTCCGTGGCCTCAGCTTCCAAATTGAGCGCGAATGCAATGCAATCGCCAAGGAAACCCGCCGTGGTAAGGGCAACTTCATCATCTGCGATAGCGATACCGCAGCCGCCCTTGCTATGTCTGGCTTCATGAGCCTCAGCCCTGGAATTGCTCCTCAACTAACCGTTGATGACACTCAAAGCACCTTTGCTGGTATATTGAGCGGCAAGATCAAGGTCTACATCGATCCATACAGCCCCGCTGGCTACAACTTCTTTGTTGCTGGCTATAAGGGTGAGTCTGCTTACGATGCAGGTCTCTTCTACTGCCCATACGTTCCGCTACAAATGGTACGTGCAGTTGATCCCAACACTTTCCAATCCCGTTTCGCGTTCAAGACCCGTCACGGCGTAGTTGCCAACCCATAC